ACTTCCCCCTGGTCCCCTTCGGCGATGTCATCCACAACGTCGCCGTGGAAGTACCAACCCCCGACGACGCCGTACCACTGCTTCGCTTCGTGCGAGTAATAGACATCGATCTTGTCCCCGACATCGACCTCGTCCGTCTTGCCGAACGCGACGCCGCGAAATCCCTTGTCCCCGTAGAGATCAATCTGCTTATCAGTCCGCTGCCACTCATCGTCTTCGTACTTCAGGAGCCAGGCTTTGGCAGGATCGGTGTCGCCCTGCCGGAGCGTGTCGATCATCTCGGCCTTGCGGATGACCGGCTGCGAATCACCCAATCGGACCACGGCCCACTTGTTCTCGCCGGTGCCCGATTCCTTCCACAGGATCGTCACCGAGCCGCTGCCGCCGGATTTGAGCTGCGTCGCGTTGTCGTCCTGCACTTCGGCGAACGTGTCGCTCTCTTCCTGCACGTCGATCCGCACGGGGCAGACGCCCGCGATCACGGCCAGGCCAATGGCATCCGCCTTGAGTGGCTCGAGCAGAACACAGAACCGGCCGGGATGGCCTTCGCCGTCGGGCATCACGCCCACGAGCAGCACATCGTTCTGGAAGGTGTCGAGGTTGTCGGTGGGGGTGAAGATCGGACGGTCGATGCCCAGGATCTCGAACCGGTTCCGGTCCTCTCCGCTGTCGTTCTTGACCTTCACAATTCCGGACTGCCGGAACTGCGGCTGCGAACCCGCCTCTCGCGACTGCTGCCTGGAGCGGAAATCCCGGGCCGCGTCGAGGAACGCATTGAACGTCTCGGCCGGAATCTTAAGCGGTTGGCCCGTCTGGACCTTCTTGAAACTGTCGCCCATGACTCAGACTCCGATTCCGAGGCCGGCGAAGTTGCCGTAGGGATAGACCTGATCGACGTAGGCCGCGATGGGTTTCTTCACCAGCACCTTGGCCGACGTGTCCTCGGCATCGGTGTAGCGGACCCACAGATACTCCCAGCCCTTTTTGTTGATGCCGGTGATGTCGCCCACCACCAAACCTGTGGCGTTCGGGCTGGCGGCGAACTTGAACGTGATCTCCCAGTCGTCCTCGCCGCGCTGTGAACCGGACGCCCCCAGAAACAGAACTTCACCCGCCGCAAACCCTTTGAACCCGCCGTTGTTGACGCTGCCGGTGAGATAAAACAGGGCCGCCTTGTACGCGCCGGTGACGGCGGCCACAGCGATGTAGTGCGTTTCGGAAAAGTTGTAGACCGGGACGGTGACGTCCACGCCCTCGACACTATCAGCCGTGACGCCGATCGCCCCCCGGAAGTGGGGTGCAGTCCCGCCCGGCGCGGCATACGACCCTGCGGTTCCCAGACCCTGGGTGATGTGCTGGTTGCCGCCGCCCGTATCGAATGAAAACGATGAGTCGCCGGTTTCGGGGGGATCAGTCTTGCCGTAACGGACGGAACCTTCCCAAGAGTCTTCGGCGATGCGTTCGATGTGGCTCGATTGTCGGACGAGTCCGCCATAGAGCGCCGGGGAGTCAGCGATGAGCGCGGCGTGAGCGTCGACATCGTTGTCGGTCCCACGGATCACGAACCGCAGGTCGACCGACGAGTCTTCGCCCAGCGTCGCCTCGCGACTATCCCATTTCTCGGCGACAACGATTGGCATCACGCTCCCTCAGGCGATGGCCATTTCCCCAGCGGACAGTTCTCCGAACGCCAGCGGGCTTTGTTCTTCACGCGGCAGCCGCACGTCTGCTGTTTGCACGAAGTCCGTTCCGGATCAAGCGACGGGCAGTCAGCACAAATCGCCAGACGGGCGAGGTAGACCTCGTCACTGACGTGCTTGCCGCCATCGGCTACATGGCGCACGACCGCCTTGCCGAGATTCGCGGCTTTCTTCAGCAGGCCGGGGCCTTGTTCCGGATGTGATTCGTTCACGCGCGGACTCCTTTTATGAGAACTGCAGCCCGCCGTGTTGGGCTTCCTGCAACAGGCGTTTCGTGTTCTTGGCGGTCTCTTCGGACGCCTTGGCCGTCCGTTCGGCCGGGCCTTCCGAGCCCAGTCCCCGCGCACCGAGCGCGTTGAACGTCCCCTTCACGCTCACTTTCTCCTGCCCCATCTGACTCAACAGATCATCCATTCCGTTGAGGTTGTCCTTCGCCTTCTTGATCCGCTCGGGACCGTCGGAGGCATCGACCTCCTGTCGCTTGCGAGCCGCTTCCGCAACGGCGTCTTCCCACTCCTTGCGGGCCTGCTGGAGGGCGGACTCCGAACCTTTGAGATCGGCTTCGTTCTGCTGCTGGCGGGCGGACCGATCCGCCTCGGCCATCTTGCCGACTTCGGTTTGAGCTCCCTGGCGATCGGTTTCGATCTGCGTGCGCTGCTCCTGCCGACGGCGATCCCGCTCGCCGATGGTTTGTTGGGCCTGGCGATCCGTGGCCGCCGTCTGCTGCTGAAACTGTTCGTCGAGGATCTTCGAGGCCTCGTCGACGTTCAGACTCGCGTCGAACAGCTTCATCAGCCGCAGCACGCCCTTGCTGATGAAGTTCTGCGCCGTGTTCCAGCCCTTGGTGAGGCCGGACGTGAAGACCGTCCAGGCGTCGGCCATGAAGGCCGTCGTCTCGACCCACGCCACCTGCAGTCCCGCCCAGGCGTCGATCAAGAGACCCACAACGCCGTAGAACGCATCGGTGGCGATACTGAGGAAGAACTCCTTGAAGGCGATCCAGTGCTCCTGGATGAAGGCGACGCCTTTCTGCCATTCCATCCGCAGCGTGAGCCACAGAATCTTGGCAGCCAATGCCAGATCACCCGCGGCCAGGGCGTCCCCGATTCCCTGCCAAGCGGCCAGTGCGTCATCCTTCAGGGCGCTGAATGCGTCCGCCAGCCATTGCAACGCTTCGCTCCCGGCACCGGACACATATAAGAGGTATCCGCCCAACCCGACGATGGCCGCCGCAACGAGACCAATGGGGGAGAGCAACGCTCCGATCACAGTACCGATCACTCCCAGCACGGTGCCGATGCCCGTGATGATCGAGGCCGCCACGCCGAACGCCGCTCCCACGCCGGAGATCAACGTCCCCAGCACGACCAGCACGGCTCCAGCGGCCGCCACGCCCGCCGCGATCTTGAACACGGTGACGATCAAGCCTTTGTTCTGCCGAACCCAATCGGCGGTCACCTTGGCGACACGGATGGCGCTGGTCGCCAGGTCTTGCAGTAGCGGGGCGAGCGCCGCGCCGATGGCGAACACGCCGCTCTTGATGACCTTCCACAGGTCCGAGAGCGTGTCACCGAAGACTTCCGCCGCCTTGGCGTCCTCCGTGCTGATGGTCAGCCCCAGATCGTGGGCCTGCTGTTTGAGGGCCTCGATCCCCTTGGCCCCGTCCTGCATCAGAGGGAGCAGCGACGTCCCGGTCTTGCCGAAGATTTCCATCGCTGTCGCCGCGCGGATCGCGGGATCTTTGATCTTCGAGATGCGGTCGGCCAGCAGTTCAAACTGCTTGTCCGGACTTAGGCGGCCCAGATCTGACAGCCGCAGGCCGAGCTTGGACAGGGTGGATTCGGCCGATTTCGATCCCTGCGCCGCATCGACCAGGAACTTCTGCATCTTGCGGACGCCCCCTTCGAGCGTCTCCATGTCGGTTCCCGATTGCTGGGCGGCATAGCCCAGTTGCGAGAGCGCTTCGACCGAGATGCCGGTGCGGGCCGACATCTTGGCGAGTTGGTCACCCATGTCAGCGAAGACGTTCGTGGTCGCCAGCAGCGGGGCGACGGCCGCCGCCCCGAGCCCGAACATCTTTGTGCCGATCGATTGCACCCCGGCACCGAACGCCTTGAGCCGTTTCTCGGCCGCTCGCAGCCCGCGCACGAGCTTCGTGTCGTCGGCGAACAGCTCGACGAACGCTTTGCCGGCGCGGATGCCTTGGCTCGAAGCCATCGGGGTTCACCTCGGAAAGGGGCCACGGTCCACGAAGACCGTTTTCAAAATCGTGATGTCGACTCTCGATTTCGGTTCCTGGGATCGCTGGGTCCGTTTGGTTCCGGGATGGAAATCGCCTGGCTTGAACGGACGGGTTTTCTTGGGATCGCGATGCGTGTTGGCGGCCATCGCCAGGAGGGCTGCCGTGTGGTTCCAGTCTTCCGTTTGCTTGGCGTCGGCCATCCAGACCAGTTCCCGCAACGTGAACGGGCCGGGGTTCAGGCCGACGACGCCGGCGAGCTGCCAGATGAGTCGCCAGACATCGACGCGGTTTCGAGATTCTTCAGCGCGGCGGTCATCTTCCGTTCGAGTTCGTCGCTCTCCAGTCGCTTCGTCGCCGTCTCCAGCGCGATCCCTTCCAGTTTCTTGAGCTTCTCCAGCGCCTTGCGGAAGACGGTCCGCTTCCCGCTCGGGAAAAAATCGACCAGTTCCTCCAGCAGTGCCGTCGTGGCGTGGTCGAGTACATCGCCCCCCAGCGCCCGCCCGAAGTCTTCATCGGAGACCTGCTTGGCCTCGGCTTCCGGCTGAACGAGCGAGAACAGGATGTCGCACAGCAGAACGGGATCGGTGACGAGCCGTTCCAGCAACTTCCCCTCGATGGCATCGAGCAGGTTGATGTCGAGCAGCGACCGCACGCGGCGGATCGCGTCGACGTTGATCGTGACCGACCAGGTTCGGCCCTGAGTGTCTTGAAACGTGTGCATGAATCTTGGTTCCTTCAGCTGCCGCAGGCACAAACCGCCCGTGGCGGTCAGGCGGCGGTCATCCATTCGGGTGGGTTCGTGGCATAGGTGGGTTTGGCGGTGACGCTGACCTTGATCGCCTCTTCCAGCGGTTCGGCCCGGCTGAAGTTGGTGATCGCCATCGACGCCCGCAGTCCCTGCGAACCGGAGGTCGCCACGGGACCGTCCAGCACGGCGAATTCAATCGCCGCATTGGCGAGGAACGCCGTGCGAATGGCGGTGAAGTCGTCGTCCGCCGTGTCCCAGACCATCTCGAATTCGAGGCTGGCGTCTTTCAGCGTGGCGATGTTGGCTCGCCAGCCGCCGTTGCCGCGCGTCGTGACGTCCGCTTCCCCGGCTTCTAGGTTCAGCGTCACGTCCTTGACGTTCTTGACCTCGTTCCAGACGGGGGACGCATAGCTGCCGGTGTTCCGGTACAGCTTCGCGTCCATGCCAAGTTTCACGCCCATGTTTTGCTCCTCAGAAATCCGTCTCGTGAATGGTCATTACGCCGTGGCAGGTGGTGCTTCAGGTGGGCCTGCCTTCCGCTCTTCCAGACGCTGGAGCGTTTGCAGCAGCCGTTGGAAGGCCGCGTCATTAAGCAACGTGGGCTGACCGCTTTGCTGACGGCGGGTGCGCCAGAGGGTTAATCCCAAGATTGCGATGGCCGCGATGGCGGAGACTCCGAACCCGGTTGTCGCCAGCGACGGCACGGACGGTTCCGTGGGGGTTGCGGGCGGCGTTGGCGTGGTCGGTGCGACGAACGGCAATAGACCCCCCGAGATCTTGTCTTCGATCCGTCCGTTGCTCGTCACCAACACCACCGGGACTTCATCGCGCTGCAACGGATAGCGGGTCGAGGCGTCTTGCCAATCGACTCGTCGAACCTTGAGATGCTGACCGCGTTGATTTCGAAGGCTTTGAATCACCTCGCGAATCCGCGTCTCGGTGGCCTCGTCACTGGGCAGATCCGCGTCCGTGACCACGACGGCTTCGAGTCGCACCGAGGGACGGTAATTGGGTTGGGGCTGCGGCTCCGGTGCAGGCGCGGGGACCGGAGTCACCGGTTGCGGCACGGGTGTCGGCGTTGGTGTCGGAGTGATCGGCAGTGGCGGTGGGATCTGGACCACGTCCACCGGGGGCGTAACCGGCGACGGCAACACGGGGAGGACGGGATCGATCTTGGGAGCAGGCTGCCAGGGTGGGTCCGCTCCGAATCCCACGCTCGGGACCGGTTCGGTCGCCGCCTTGGCTTCGGACAACTTCGCGAGATAGCGGCGAATGGCTATGGTGATGTCGGTGGCCAGCTGCTTCGGATCGCCGCCATACGTTCCCTGAAACACGACCGTCGTGGGATCGCCGTACTTCTTGCTGCGGGGCGGTTGGACCAGGATGGTGGGATAGGCTTCGATCTTGAGCTTCTCGAAGCGAAAGGCCTGGCTGCGGTCCTGGGCGTCGTAGACGTTGAAGTGCGACCACGACTTCTTCGGGTCATTGGGATCGGCGAGGGCCTTGAGCCACGGGTCGGTGCCGAATGCCTGCTTGAGTTGAAGGCAGGGAACGCACCCCCGCGTGCTCATCAGGCTGATGAACCACTTGTCGGCGTCGCTGGCCGGCGGCCCCATCGCTTCGAGGAACGTGGCCACCCCATCCGACTGGGGGCCGACGCCCATTTGATGGACCAGGTTCCCCAGTCGACGGACCTCGGCTTGATCGACCTCGGGAGTCGCTTGCGCGGAAACCAGCGATGGAAGAACCAGCAGAGACAGAATACAAGCAGTCAGCATTCGCATGGATCGGATTCCTGGTTGAAGGGAACGAACGGGAACTCCACGTCAGCGCCACCACGGGCGGTATTCAGGCCGGGCGGGATGCGGCGGGTAATCGAGAATCACGACCCAGGGGCCGCTCGACAGATGCAACCGGCGGAAATGAGCCTCGTCGTAGCTGTCGATTCGCTCGGGAGAGTTGTTGTTGCAGACGTACCAGCGACCGGAGGTCGGGTCGTAACCGACGAGCGTCTGAAAGTGATTCGCGCCGGCTCCGATGGCCGCGCCGCGGCCCGTGGCGCAGGCCCACTTCATCCACTCGAACGTGTCGTCACCGACGACGTTCCAGGCCCGGATGCCTCGGCGATTGCAGTAGTCCGCCACACGGGATGGACCGGAACCGCCCCGTTCGCGGGAGCCGTATTCGGTATCCCACAGCAATGTGGCCGCCGCCGGCACGTTCTGGTCGACGCCGCACATGCCAATCGAACATTGCACGCAGGATCCGTCCGGATTGCGGAACCACTGGCGGATTTCGACGGGCAGGTCGACGGCCAGGTTGTCCTGCGCCCATGCCATTGGCAGGGGAAGCAGGCCGATCACAATCAGTACGAGTGCAATCAATCGCATGGGACGATCCTTCTTCACATTCAGCGGACCGAGTTCCGCCACAGGTCGGGGAGTTTCTGTTGTTCACGGTCGAACGCCGGTCCCATGAAGGGGCGGGCGCGATACTTCATCCGGACGCGCTTGGTGCGTTTCTTCCGCACGACCGTGTCGCCGTGTTCCAGGAGCCGTGGAGCGTCGGTCCGCTGGTTGAGCAGGATCGGACCGATGACCACGCTCCGCGTCTCCGGGGAGAACACGAAGAAGATGTTTCGTTTGAGGAGTCCGGTGTGGCTGCTGGGGGGCTGCCCCGGTTCCGAGATCGATTTCCGCTTGCGGATGCTCGTCCGCGCCGTCTGCCGCACGAACGCGCCGAACTTCGACAGCACTTTCCGCTGGGCGCGGTCGGCCGCATTCGTCACCGCCTGGCGGTCGAAGAACAGCCCTTTCGCCTGCGCGAGTTTCATACCGATCATCGGAGCACCCTGTAGGTGAGTGTCAGGACACTCGTGAATTGCCGCAGTTCGTCGATGTGCTCCGGGGCGTAGAGCACGTTCTGTTCGGTCTTGAGCCACGCCGCATTCGGATAGGACACCAGGCGTCGGCCCCGGAAGTGGTCGGCGATCTCCTCGGCGAGATTCATCAGCGGATCGAGTTCAACGTTCGCTTCGGTCTCGAACTTCTTCTGCACCGCCACATCGACGCTGTAGTCCCCCTGGCCCCGCGATCGGTCGGACGAGGCCAGTACGACCGCCTTCGGCACGACCGTGACGTGGAGCGTCTGCATCTCCTTCAGATCGAACTGCGGGAGATAGTGCCGCACGGCCGCAACTGGCTGGCTGAACGTCGCCGCGTTCAGTTCCGCGACGATGGCATCGGCGATGTCGGTGATCACTGCCATTCAGATGGCCTCCGTTCCCACGAGCTTGGTTTCGATGCGGAACGTCTTTCGGTACGGGTCCGAGTACCGCCAGTCCATGACTTCGAACACGTAGACCATTCCGTCCTGCGTCTCCCGGACTTTGTCGCCCCGTTCCGGCGTGGTCGGGTTGCCGGCCAGAACGAGATCAGCGGACAGAACCAGGAAGTCCCGGTCGGTGAACTCGATGCGGACGGTTTCGCCGTCGTCAGTCTTGAACTCCGTCCGCCCGACCGTGGCCCGCACGACGGCCGAGGCCGCCCCCCGGACGTAAGTCACGTCGCGGGTGCAGTGTTTGGTGCGCTGGTCTTCGAGCCAGCGCGAACCGCGTTCGAGCAG